GCAATGATATTAGTTAATTTTACTCCTGACTATATGCATCCTATGATAATAAGAACCTTACAAATGTGGATGAAAAAAAGAATAATGATTGATACCAAATTAATGGACATTCTAGTGAAGAATAGTGAGTTAAATAGTAATGACCAGTATTTAATTAGAATGCATAATGTCCATTGGAAAGGTACAACAGAAACTTGGATGGAACAAGGAGATAATTTTATTAGAACTAAAACTGGAATGATGCAAGGTATATTACACTATATTTCCAGCTTATTACACACTATAGTTCAGGAAACTTTTAGAGTTATAGAAAAGTCAATATCTAATTGGTGGTTTGAATCAACAAATTGTATAAAGAAAATTCATATATCTCTAGCTCAATCATCTGATGATTCAGGAGTCATTATTAGTGTACCAGCCAATAATGCCCAACAATTAAATAAAAACTTAATATTCACCAGTTACTTATTTTTAATAAAAGGAGAATTAGCTAGATTTACTGGTATATATGAGAGTATCAAAAGTACACATAATGTTGTAATGGGCTATGAGTTTAATTCTGAATTTTTCTTTTCTGGTAACTTGTATAAGCCAACTTTTAGGTGGGTAGCAGCCATTTGCAACATCAATGAGAATGAGTCACTGAGCCAAAGACAAGAGGAAATGTCCAACCTACTGACAAGCATATTAGAAGGTGGAGGAACGTTTTCAGTCACTTATGGCTGTCAGTTGGCTCAATTGTTGTTGCATTATAGATTATTAGGAAATAGTGTTTCCCCATTATTTCCTGAGTTTATAGGTTTTTTAAAAAAATCAAATGACCCTTCATTAGGTTTTTTTCTTTTAGATAACTGTATGGGAGCAGGATTGGGTGGTTTTAAATATAATTTATGGAATGCCTGTATGAGATCAAACTTAGGAAAAAAATACTCCTTAATGTTGGTTAGAAATGAAGAATTAAATAAACTAAAACCAGATAGGAAGAAGAAAACCCTTGAGGTAACCTCATCAGGTTCCTTAGTTGGTTCAACTTTAATAACTTTTGGAAATAGAGAAAAATGGAAGAGGCTTATAAAAAAAATGAAATTACCTGATGATTGGATGAATCTAATTGAAAGTGATCCTGAAATACTATTCAGAAGAGCTAAGTCATCCTCAGAATTGTTGGTTAAATTGGCAGTTAAATTGCATTCTCCTGGTGTTAGTCAAAGTTTATCAAAAGGAAATTCCATTTCTAGAATGATAGCCTCATCTGTTTATGTAATCAGTAGAGATGTTTTAACAGATGTTTCAGATTGGTATGCAGATCCTGACTCATACTCAAAGTATAGCTTAATGTATGCTGCTAGTGTTGATGAAGAAAGAATAAAAAATCATAAAATAGATTTAACAACTGAAGAGATATCTTATCTATTTCCTAATCATATAGACTATGAACAAATGCATCAAAGTTTAAATTCAATAGATAATCTGGATATGTCTGAAACATATGAAGAAACTAGAAAGGTTACAGCTCATATAGATATTAATCAATCAGAAGTATCTCAGATCACAACTCCTGAAAAACTCTGTACCTGGAAATGGTTCGGGCATAATAGAATAGCAGCTGCTGGTAGAATAAAAGAACTACTGTGGACCCAGTTAAAAAACACATTTAACTGGATTTCAGATACAATAGAGGAAACACTATTATCTAGTCCTTTTGTTAATTACATGCAGTTACAAAATTTTCTATCAAGACTAGATAAAAAATCTAGAATTGTAAGATTATCTGGATCTCCCTTAAAAAATAGAGCTGGCTTCTCCAACATGATAACAGCAATTCAAAATGACTTTGTAACTGGCTATAAGCTCACCAATAAATATGATAATATAAGAAAAATTAAATCAGAAAATGTCACTTTTATTAAACATGCAATTTATATGATTTACAAGTTCCCATTGAGAACAGAGCCTACTGATCAAAAGCTTGAGCATTATAAAACTTTACTTCAAAAATCTGAAAAAATAGACTTTAATATTAATCATTCAAAGTCAAGAAGAAATATGTTACACATACTACAATCTTTTGTAGATATTGAGAAAAATGACATAGATTTAGATAATGATCCAGGATTGAAGACAGAATTAATGAGAAAGATAGAGTTAAACAAGCTAGGAATCATGGGTGCATACACTATCCCTCAAAGCTTTGATAAAAATAAAAGGATTTATCATGGTCATGGTGAATGGGTTGGACTTATTGGGGAACATAAAGTGAGAATAGAAATAGATTCACCAAAAGACAATCCATCACTAACCCATTTAAAGAGGGTTGTTGTTGGTTCAAGTAAAAACCTAAGAGATTTTCAGGTTTTGTTAAAGAGTTGGGCTAAGGACAATGGGGTTCTAAACACCATAGATTTCCCTAAATCAAACTTTAATGATAGATCTCTGGTAGATCCTAGGTCAGGGGATAATTTTTTTGGTTACATATATAATTTCAATATTGATCAAATCAGATCAGCAGGTTGTCCTTTATATATTAATACTACTAATAAACAATACCAAGTTAATTTTGACAATTTCTTTAAATTAAAA